CAATACCTTTTCCGTATTTTTGAGCTACTAATCTAATTGGTAATTCAGCACCTGTTACAGCGATTACATTACCATCGTTATCAACGATTTCTCCGTTAGTAATAACTTTTAAAGAAGCTAAGAAAGACTCAGTATCCATTTCGTTACCATATGAATCAGTTAACCTACCAGAATTAGAATCAGAGAATCCTTTGATTGATAATTTAATTGCTCTTACTGAATCATCAGCAGATAACACTTTTTGTGCGTTAGCTGCGTATTGAGAACTACAAGTTAAACCTGATACCATTGTAGTACCTGTGTTTCCAACTAAGTTACTTTCTACCCCTGTTGAAGTTAATATAGTTGATGCTCCTTTTGACTTATCAAATAAACCATCGTTATAATATAAATCATAAAGAGATTTGTCTTCATAAGTTGCTACTTCCATAGCATTACCTGCTGGTAATGAACCATTTTGTGTAATATTCTTACCACCTAAACTTACCGCTGTTTCTGATACCTTTGGTACGAAGTAGAATAATTTACCAATTGGCATATTCATTGCTTGTACTGATACGATATCATTAGCTAATAATTTAGAGAATACTCTTCTAACGATTGGGAATACAACAGTCTCGAAAGATCCTGATGAACCAGCGTCAGATGATTCAGTTAATAATGAAGACGCTTGGTTTTCATATAACTGTGCTACGTTTTCTTTGATGTGACCTTTAAGTCCTTCTAAGAATCCTAAACTATCCCATTTTGACATAGTTTTTGTTCTGATTTGTTTTAGGTGTTCTAGTCCGATATTTCCGACTTCACCTGAATGTATTAAACTCATTTTTTTTTGTGTTTATTTTTTTTATTATTTCATCCTTTTCATCAAGTCCTTAATTTTTGAAACACTTGGATCTACATAAGCAGATGATTCATTAAGGTTTGATTTCGAGGAATCAATTGTTTTATTTACTTTTTTATCGATAGATTCATTAATTGGTGTTTTACTACCTAATTCACCTTCGATACTTTTATATAGAGTTTTTGATTCCTTAACAGTTTCAACGTTGTCGAATCTGCCTAAGATTTTCATCTTCTCTTTTTTAGTAGTAGAATGTTCAGTAAATAATTTAGTTACGTGAGCTAAATTTTGATTGAACAATGCCACTTCATTTATTTTTGTTTTGAAAACTTTAAGAGCTTCTTTATATTCAGTATTTCTACCTTTTAATATTTTATACTCTTTAAGCAACTTTTGGTAAGACACTTTATTTACCGTATTCTCAGTAACTTTTCTTTTAGTAGTAACTTTTCTATTTCTAGATTCTCTTACTAAAGGTTTTCTACTTTTTCTAGATTCAGAAGTTTGTCTATTTCTATGTCCACCTTTTCTTTGTCGACCTTTAGATCTAGCTAATGTATGATCTTCACCCATTAGTTCTTCATCTTCACCCATAGAAGCTTCTAACTCATCTGCCATATCGGCATCTAATTCAACTTCATACATAACTTCATCTAAATTACCTTCTTCCATTCCGTACATGCCATCACTGCCACATCCTTCACAAATTTCATCTTCTTCAGATTCTTTTATATAATACTCAGCACCTGTCTGATTATCTTTAAGTGAAATTCCACCTTCGTCTTTTACAACTTCGATTTCATCATCATCAGATAATTTTTTGAATACTTTAAGAACTTCTTCGTCATCAGACATAGTAAGATCCATTTCGTCTCCACCACCTAAGTCGTCAAGCCCTTCTAAATCTCCCATCATTCCTTCCTCGTCACCAAGTTCCATAGATAATTCCGATTCATCATCTCCCAAATCCATTTCCATACCACCTTCATCGTCACTAAGGTCTAAATCTAGTTCGATATCCATCTCACCATCTTCATCACCTAACTCCATTTCTGGTGTTTCCATTTCATCTTCCATTTCTGAATCTTCCCCTGTTCCTAATTCAACAGGTAAGTCGTCTTCCATTTCATCATCTAGACCCTCTAACTCATCGTTTTCAATCTCTTCATCTTGTTCAGAAAGAGATTCTCTAACAACGCTATTAATTTCTTCCCTCATAGTCGAAGCAAGTATTTCTTTTGTGTTGGCTTTTAAGGCATCTTCTAATGACTTTGCTTCTAACAAAGCCTCTTCGATGATTGATTTTTTTTCTTTAGCCATCTTTAAATTAATTTGTTTATTAAATATTATTTAATTATTATTACCCACAATGCGGGTTTATTTCTTAATAAATATATTGTGCTTTAGAAAAAACACTTATTAAGTGAATATTTTTTATTCTAAAAGGAAATTATCAATAGAATTTATAAGTAAATTCTTATCCTTCTTATCGGTAGATTCACTCATTTGTTGCTCTACTGATGGTTTCTCATCATATATCCATGAACCAGGTGTTGATGGTGAGGTAACAATATCCCAACAGATTATTTCAAAATCCTCTTGAACTACGTTTCTACCATTTTCTTTTGCTAATGATCCGACACCCCTTGAGGATACACCAATCTTAATTCCCTTTCTTAAATAATTTGCGATTCTGTCACCCTCACACGATATGATACCTTGATTGATAAATCCTGGTGACATTATGATTTCTAATTTACCCATTAGAACATTACCTTCCCACCATAGATCAACTACGTTGTGAGATATTCTACTAACGGCAACGATAGAACTTTCTGGGTGATCTGCTTCACCTAGAGCTCTATTGTCTTTAATAAGTTTTAAATAATTTTCTGCTTCCCTTTTTAGGATAGCTTCGGGATAGATTCTCCCGTTTCTGTTTTCAACATCATATTTTTGCATTACAGCATAAACATATAATGGTTCTTCTATGATAGGTTCACCCTTTGCAATTTTATTAACTTCGTTTACAAAATGTTTATTGTTGTTTGGTGATATATATCCAGCATCGTATTCAACTAAAATAGACCTTTTATTAGGTGTATTATTTTTATTTATTTCCATCATATTGGTATATGTTTCTTAATAAATATACCAATATGATGAAAAATATTATTTTTTGGTTTTATAAAACCTGAAATGATTGTTTTCCTCAAAACAATCTTGTATGATGTTATTAGTTAGATTATTTGATAACTCCATCATCGATGTGTCATTCACCGATACCCTTTCTTTTTGGAACAATGTGATTTCACAAGACATAAAACTTCTTTTAGTGTGATTAATACCTGATGACCTCATATCTAAGTCTACAATATATCTTTCTTTTTCAAAGTTATTAAACCCTATTTGTGAATATAATTTCTGTTTTATTTTTTTTCTAAGATTACTAATTATGTTGTCGTAATTATCTTCTTGCGTAAGTGGTTTCCCCCATGCTGAAACATTTAGATATATTGTCTTTGGACTTTTATTATCTATTGTCCCTAATTTTACCTTATAATTGTCCTTTGACTTTAAAGTAATTTCTTTTCCTCTTTTCATTCATAATGATTATGGTTTTTGTTATTATAAAACTAATATAATCATTATAACCCCCTCAGTCAAATTAGAGCATAAAAAAACCCACAACTAAGTGGGTTTAAATATTGTTAATCTTTTTCAGATTCATTCTTTTCAGACTTTATATTCTTTAATTGTTGTATATGGTTTTGATAAACATCAATAATGTCATCTAACCTATCTTCATCACCACTATAATTGGCTTCAATCCTTTTTAAGTTATTTGAATACCCCAACCTAAACTGGTATGTATCTTCTTTAAGTATTGTTTTCTTTACAATTCTTTTAATATCGTTCTCGTTTAATCTTACTATCTTTTTCATATTACACAGTTTCTATTGATTGTTTTAATTGATAAACTCTACTGATGTCAGTATTGTATGTTTCTTTATTGAACCCCATCCTTAACAATTTGTCTTTTGCACCTAACAGTTTCTCCTTAACATCAACATCACTCTCACTCAACCGACCATCAATACTATCAATACATTCTCTTACTATACCCATATAGACTGTTTTTTTATCTTCTTCTGAACCATTTAGAATTGATTTAAGGATATTCTTTTCACCCTCTGAAATATCTTCATATTTACTATTAAATTTATTCACAACCATTTTAGTTAATACAGATGGTGGTAGATCAACTTTATCATATTCATTACTTTCATCTAATCTTTCTGTTGTCATATGATCCCTTAATGAATTAATTGACTCCTGAATTGTATCTAATGTCTTAGATGTTTTTTTAGTAAATATTACTTTTGAGATATTTTCATGTAATTCTTTATTTTCATAATCTTTACCACCTTTGAAGGATATTATGGATGCTAATTTTTTATTCGCTTCTGTAATTTGTTTTTTTGTATATTTTGATAAGAGACTTATATTCTCTTTAATGTAATCTTTAGCGTCCCCGCTATTATCAAAATGTTTATTTTCTATATTATCAAATATGTGGTATTGTGTACTTAATATCACATTCTCTTTTAACATATTAATAAATTTACCAAAAGTTTTCTTCCCTTTAATATCTTTTCTGATAATTGATTCCGTTAATATATCACTAAATCTATTTTTTATTTCACCAAAGTTTTTCATATTCTTTTTCTTAATAAATATATTGTTTAATATAAAAAAATTAATCTTTTGTTAATTCATCTACTTTATCAGACATTCTAGATAATTCATCAGCAAGTGAATCGTTAGTTTTACTTATATTTTCTATACTACCACTAATTACTCCTTTACGATCAAGACTCTCCATTAACCTATTAGTAAAGATATTTTTATACTTGTTTGTTTTTTCTTGTAAAACTCTTTTCTTAACTTCATTCTCCACAATTAAGTCACCTTTCTTTTCTACACTTTCCATAGGTATTTCTGCTGGTTCTACTGCTGGCTCAGTGGTATCACCTAAAGCATCATCAGTAGCACCTAAAGCATCATCAGTAGCACCTAAATCATCACCACCACCGAATCCACCACCGAAGCTTCCACCACCACCGAATCCTGCGTCTTCTTCACCACCTGCGGGTGATTCTTCTGATGTTTCACCTGGTTTAACACCGAATTCTCCATATAAACTATCCACCCTATCGAATATACCTGTTTTCTTAATTATATTTGCGGTTTGTTCCATTTCAGCTGCCGCTGCTTTCTCCATTCTTTGTTGTTCTAAATCTAACCTAATTTCTTCTTCTGACATACCTAAAATATCTTTTTTAGCTCTTGTCATAGACATAGCACCAAAACCATTTCCTGCATCCGCAACAGAGTCTCTATATACTTGTACTTTTTGTTGTAGTTGCTCAGTTCTTAACATATCAGCTTGTGTAGATGGGTTATTAAGTGATAATGTGAAATTTTCTAACTCATCTTCTAAACCTAAAATATATAAATGAATAATAGCAATCTTGTTCAACTCCTGAATCATTGCTTGTTGGATACGACCAACAGTTCTAGTAAACCTAATATCTTGTAACGCTAAATTTTTACCATCACCATTTGTTTCTTCATACCCTAAAAATGGTTTAGGAACTCTAAGAGCAGTAAACAATTTCTTTTGTAAGAATTCAATATCTGCAATCTCAGATAGGTTAGTCGCACCTGGAAGTGTCTCTATCGGACTAGGAGAACTTGGATCCCTAACAGGTACAAAATAATCTTGATCCTGAGCCATTTGATTATACTTAGTGTCAATCTGTCCGGTGTTCTGATCAATTACTGGACTTCTTTTAAAGTTGTTTGCAATTTTTTGAACATACGCTGGTACATCGGATTCATCAATATCACCCACATAGATTTTAAATATTCTTCTTTCTGGTGCTCTCGTTACTCTATATATTAACATTGCATCTTCCGAAAGTAATAATTGCTTCCAAATTCTTCTTGCTTTCTCTAACATAGAAGTACCATAAGGTATTCTTCTATCATCACCTAACAATCTAAAATGAGCAATTTGCCAAGCGTTAAACTCAGTATCTTTATTTTTCCAATAGAATGTAACTCTACCATCATCTTTATCAGTACTATTACCACTAATATTACCACTATTATGTGTTTTAGCAAGGAAGTCACCTTCCCTTCTTTCAATTTCAATATTCGGTAATTGTTTTACATCTCTAACACCTTCATTTGGATCAACATCTAAAAATAAGAAATCATCACCATATTTACATGTATTACGTGTCCACATAGGTAAGTTGGTGTGAACATCTAACTTATTA